AGCTCGATGTCCAGCCCTTGCATACGTTTTGGCATAACCTGCATCTCTGCCTGTTGCCTTTCTCTCCACTATCCTGAAGAGGTCTAAAATCCGGCCAGCCGTGGTATCATCCTCCCGCCGCTTCTTCTCCAGCCCGCACTGCTTACAAATCATCATTACAGCCCTCGCAAATCCTTTGCCAATGCGCGAGCGTCGCGGGAAGCAACTGTGAGTGATTTCAGGAGCCTTTGGATGTTCCTTTTCGCCGACCCCCGCACTTCCTTTCCAGCAAATAATTTTTCCATCCCCTTTGTCGAGGTGAGTAATTCATCCACCCACCTTAACTTGGGAGCATAAAGGTACTGCAATGTTCTTATTGTTTGTCTATCGAGTTCTCGACCACCTTCGTTAATTTCAAACTTCTCCAGCCCGCACTGCTTGCAGTTCATCATTAACGGCGCGGGACTCGACCCGCCCGACCCCCTTCTTCGTCCAGCGACCGGAATGGCCGCCTGTATTCGTCCTCGCCGTGCCATCTCTTTATGCTCCGTTCCAGATTCTCCGCAGCGCGGGCGGCGACCTCCATCGCTTTCAGGAGCCTCCGCACATCCTTATAGCCGACTTTCCAGTTCGGATGTGAGCGTGGCATCGTGGCAATTCCCTTTATTGATTTGAGTCCTTCAGAAATCCAGCGCCTCTGATACGGTACATACATCCTCTGCATCGTTTCCCGCGAGAATGGGTCGGACTTCTTCTCCAGCCCGCACTGCTTGCAGGTCATCGTTCGCCCCGCAGCTTCTTGAAGCCGCTCCTTAACACCGTCTTAAGCTGGCTGGCATAGATATTGTCCCGAGATACTATCGTCTTTCTCCTAAAATCCTTCATCTCAATCTCGTAAGTATCCCGACCGGGGTGCAAAACGACCGTGACGTAGCCCCTCCGGTTGCTCTTGTATTTAATAGAGAACGCGAGGCCGCCACGGCTCCCCCCCGGATTCATCACTTTGAATCCGTGCGCTCCTACCTCCATCAGCGTCGGGATGCCGATTTGCCGCTTGATGATGCCGGCTACCTCCCGCCGCCAGCCGCTCTGCGTCCACCCGGAAGGATATTGCGGCTTCTTCTCCAGCCCGCACTGCTTGCAGGTCATCGTCCCATCCTCCTCTGCAACCTCTCTAAAAACCTCGTGATTTTTCTGCGGGAACTGGGGTCAAGCCTGTGCTTCGGGATACGCCACTCTATACTGCCCTCTGTGTAGGAAGGAAGCCCGAAGGGAATAAATGCGACCTCCTCGTAGTCGCCCCCACGCTCCGTAAGTCGCCCGCGAGAATCAACATTGCGCGAGGTGTCTGCTGCTGACCAGCCTCCACCCATATTAAAGAACTTGATATTGCGGCGCTTCTCCAGCCCGCACTGCTTGCAGGTCATCGTTTCAACCCTTTGAGGAACTGATAATATTCAACCAGTTCGGTATGCGCTTTTCGCCTGAAACTCATTACTTTTTTGAGGCTTCTCAAAGCGCGGGTTTTGTCCTTGCCTTCTAATGCAGCATAACCGCTTTGAACAGTTCCTTGCAGTTTCCCTAAATGGAGATTTACTTGGCCCAACATCTCCATTGCTTTCATCACTTCACCTTTATGCTTGACGGTTAGGTGTGTCTCCCGATACGAAAACTTCTTCTCCAGCCCGCACTGCTTGCAGGTCATCGCCCGCCCCACAACTGCCCCGCTCTTACATTAACCTTTCTTTGGAGTTGGAGCATTTTACCCAATTTCCCGCGCCAGCCGCTCGCTGACCTCTGTGCAAACGCTACATTGAAAGTTTCCAAAGCTTGAATTATCTGCTTCTGTTCCCACATTAACTTATTACCGGCAGTTGCAGGACGCTCGGATTGCTTGTTTTGAAGGGCAATCGCTGCCGCCATCACTCTCTGCTCCGCCTGTTCAGCGGCTCTTTCCAGTTGCACCAATGAATCAATCGAACCCCTGATTGCCTGCACTACGCTTTGCCCTTCCCGCCAACTGCGCTTCTCCAGCCCGCAATCCGGGCAATCATAGACCTTGGCGACCTCCTCCATCTCCAGCCCACAGTCGGGACAGTCGCCTTCTTTTATATGCTCAAAGTCATCGTAATCGTTTTCGTGGTCGTTTCGCAGGGACTTCTCGTCACCGCACGCCTCACATTCACAGCCCTTCGACATACTGACGGACTGGACTGTGGCCTCGGGGTTAGCAGGATTGTCACCCACCCAACTGACAGACCATAGTCCAAGCTTGTCTATCTGGTTGAAACAATTATCAGGTGTCGTACATATCTGCTTCTGGTCAAGGGCTTCGCCCCTGATAGAGGACGCACCCCGAGGCCCGTAAGATTTTATCTCGTCCCACACGCGGTTGTGCATATCCAGCTTGTCGTGGATACCGACACGCAACTGAATCCTGCCATCCTTGACCCGGTAGGCGAGCGGAAGTCCTATCGGCATCTCCTCGTGTTTGTACGAATAGATACCGAACTTCATATAGTAATCCATCGAGTCCGTCAGGGTTTTCGTGGGTATCAGGTCGCCCTGCTTGTCCACGATGGGAGCGCTGATATTGGTTTCCATAATCCGCTTGTTGTACCACGGCCTGAAAACCTGCCAGTCGCCGTCACCAGCTTCACTACCCATAAACTTGCAGGGGGCTGCCCTTTTAAACGCTATCCTTCAGCCATTCACCGGCTGAAGTCAAAGCGGCGCATCAGGGACTCGGGGCCGCAGTCACAGCCCTTCTTGAAGCGCTTGCATTGCCAGCAGGGCTTCTTCAAGTTCTGATGTACATACTCTTCGTTATTGCTCATTGTTTATCACCTCCTTTCTTTAGGTTGAATACATCTGTCCAGATTGGTTCAGACAGTACACGAATCTTCTCCTTCTTGCGCTTGGCATCCCGCTTGCGGCTGGCCTCGATGCGCTCGCGCTGACTCTTGGTGTAGCGCTGCACCACCCAGATTTGCTTGATGATGCCGCGCTTGTGTGTGGCCTTCTTGATAGTGACGCCATTCATCGTGCTGTCCCAGATGCGGTTGCCACGGATGACGAGGTAGTGGCGAGTGGTCTGGACAAGCAGCCAGAGCTTGCCACGCTTGCCGTGTGTCTTACGCATATACTGGCGGAGTGTGGTTCCCCTGTTAGTCCGGGGGGAAAGCAACTGGAAGTTGGGATGGTAGGCGGTGAAGCCGGACATCTTGTATCCGAGGAGATTCATTACCGCAGACATCTCCCGGTTGAACATCCCCGTTACCTTGTTGATGTTGCCATACACGCGGCGCTTGCTACGGCGAAACTTGAGGATGGTTTTCTCAACGGACTCGTAGGTGCGCCCGGTCAAGACGGTGAGCGCTGATGGCCCGCAGAAGTTGGTGCCATTAGGATTCTTGGAGAGGTTGCCTTTCCTGTTTCGTGCCATCAGTCCTCCTCCCGGTCATAGCGCTCCGGGGTACAGACCTCGCAGATTTCACGGTGGTTGAACTCCCTCAATCCTCCCGACATCCATTCTTTCCAGCGCCGGCAATCACAGACGGTTCGACCTTTCTCTTTCGGACGGATACAAACGAAAGATATTTCCTCCAACCTTCTCTTCCTCTTCATCGAATCATCCCCAGTCGCTTCAGTTCCCAGATGATGGAGAACCTGTCTGGTGACGGGCGGTTGTACATCTTCAGTACATACCTCTTGGTGTCCCACTTCACTTTCCGCAGGAGGCGCTTGCGCTTGGCCTTGACTTCACACAACCACTCAATCGGTATGCGCTGCTTCAGGTCGCCCCACTTCCGTCGGTCGCCCTTGGGTCGCTTGTTCACAGTGAGGACGACCTTGCGCTTACCTGTAACGCGCACGACTTCATTCGTACCACTCATATCACAGGTTCGCATATTCTTGGCGATGACCACCTCGAAAGGCGCTCGCCACCTGACGGTGCAACCCATCAGTTCTTCTGGCTTGATGTCCATTCTTTTCTCCTTTTATTTTTTGGCCGGTTTGTTCCGACCTAAAACTGGACAGGCGAGAGTTCATATAAACTTATGCCCCCTCTTTTTGGAGAATTTGCCCCTTTTAGCCTTAAAACTGGGCTAAAACTGCCCTATTTCCTACTTTGTTTCAGCCGGCTTCTCAAGAAATCTCGGAGCCGTTTGCTCTCTGTATCGAAGGCCGGACGGAGGAATGGGCGCGGGCCGGTCGGCCTGCCGCGAGGCTTGCCCTTCTCCTTGCCGTACTGGAAATATACTGGCGAGGTGCCGCCTTCAGGTTGCCCGAACTCTATCCAAGCCGCGTATTCCGAGGCGACCACAATCCGTTTCCTGAATGGCTCGCGCTCGACGTTGATGGAGCGGCGCAGGAAGCCCGACAGAACCGGGACAAGCTCGCTGGCCTTGCGCTGGATAGCATCAGCAGTATCATCCAGAGCAAGGTCGAGCGCCTTGCGGCGGCGTGGCCCTGCATTGTTCAGCCGCTTCCAGAAAGTGTTCAGACCCCTAACGACTATCGGCACGCCGCCTCCGCAACTGGTTGATGTAGGACTTGCGATTCTGTAACTGCTGCTGTGCGCTGCGCCTGTGGTTCTTCTTGCTCCAGACCTTGCCGCACTTCTTCATCGTTTAATATCCTCCTCAATAATAACAAGTTTTTCAGGCTTCCCTTTCCTCCCCATAACTCTTATGAGGTAAGTATAGCTCTTTGTATCAGTTAGCATATTACGACTTTGGCTAAAGAGCCGCCCTTCGCTTACTACTAATATCCGACCCTGAAGCCACGGCTTGCCCTTGAAGTCGGGTTCTCTTCTCAACCAAGACCACGGCGTTCTTACTCGCACCTTTTCGCCTCTCCTGAACTTCGGTGCCTTCACCAGTCCGCACTGCTTGCAGGTCATACGGCCCTCATCAGGACGGTTCGCTGGTTCGGATGCAGCAGCGCCGCGCCCTGAAGCCGCAGGCCGTACTTCGCCCCTACTACCTGCTGCAAATCCTTGAGGTCGTCAAGCAGCATCCCGCGCTTCGGTATCTTCCGCCGCAGTTCCCGGTGGGCATCGCAGGTTCTCTCGCCTCGCGCGACTATCAGAGTGTACCGGAACTGCTCGCCCTGCTCCTTCTCCCTCTCTTGGTACGCTGCAAGGCGGCCCTCGTTGGTCACGTTGATTAGCTCGGTGCGGGCAATCCGCGTCAGCTTCCAGACCTCGACGTTGATGATACCCCGCATCTCGCGCAGCACCGTGTTGCGAATCTTGTCCAGCGACGGCTGCTCGATGAACGCCTGCGCCAGCACTGCATTCAGCTTCGCGCTCAAGTCGCGGGCAATCTCGCCGTAGGAGTTGGTGAAGGGAATCCCGCCGTGAAGCACCCGGAGAATCTCCTGCGCCTTCTCGTCGAGGACTTGGTTGCCATCCTCGTCCGTAGCCAGCGGCGACAAGTCCGGGTCAATGTAGTCCTGTGCTGTGAGCGCCTTCTTCACTGCACCCTCGGTCTTGCCGAGCTTGTAGCCGTGGTGGAAGCTCTCGGTGGCTGCGTTGCTCACGACCTCCTTCATCCTGTTCTGGATGTCAATTATCATACTGTCCACACTGGCCTTCAACTCCAGCCAAGTGCGCGACTTCCGGCGTATCCGCCCGAACTGCCCCGTCAGGAACCTCCGCAGGTCGTCCCTCAACGCTCGAATATGTCTTGCAGTTTGGTAGGCTCCTCGTCCGCCTGCGACCCCTGCTGCTCTACTTTTTCGCGTAATTCATCACCTATTCCTTCCTCTGGAAGTATCAGTTCGCCATCCTCATCCATATCAACCACTATGCCAAGCTCCTGAAAGCCCTGTATGATGGCGAGCTTTGTTTGCAGGTTGGCGAGATGCTGCTGCTCGTTCCTGTCATCTATCGGGTTGAACACGATGCGCCAGTCCTTGACGTTCATCAATTCCAGAAGTGGGTCGAAGAAGGAAGTTTCAATCACCTGCTGTGTTTCGACTATGGTTCTGTCCATCATCGTTATCTGCTCGCCCTCCGCATTCAGGCCACCAACGCCAGCAACATCCCCCACCACCAGCGGCATAATCCCGTAGGATGCGTTGATGTCAGCATTGACCTTCTCGATGTACGGCAGCATCCCAAGCTCCTCGGTCGTGGGCATAACAGGAATGAACTGGGCATTGGAGCGCCCCTCACCGCTGCTGATGATGGGGATGAAGTTGGGATTCTTGGCCGTCTGCTCGCTGATGTACTCACCAAGGCGCATCAATGCCTGCTCATTGTGGCCGGGGATGTCGAGGAAGCCCTTGGGCGGCCTCTCCATCTTGTACATCTTGTTCTGGTAAAGCTCAATCAGCAGCGCCGTTTCGATTTTCCGGGCAAGGCCGATGATGGGGCTTTGACCATAGAGGCGGGCGCTGGAACTGTACTTGTTGAAGTGGATAATCTCGTCGCGGGCGAAGTAGATGTCCTCCTCCTCGTCCTCGAAGGTGTACGCTATCAGCACCAGCTTCGCGTTGCCACAGTCCTTACTGGGGCAGTGGCTGCCTGTGGACTGGCCTCGGCAGATGGGGCAGAACCTGATTTCATCCTGAAAGCGCCCGAAGCGGTCGGTGTTGAACCGCATCTTCTTCGTGTCCTCCACCCACAGTTCCTTGATGCGCTTGCCAATGATGTCGCCAGACTCGCCCTTGACGTAATCAAAGACCAGCGATACCCAAGCGTCATCGTAAATCTCAAGCTGTCGGATGATGGACTTGATTAGCTCCTGACCGTGGATGTCGGCAGAGTTGGATGATGGATTCTTGAGCAGCTTCTCTATCGCATTCTTCTGGTCTTCCGATGGTTTGTCCGTGGTTGCCTCCAGCACCCACCCCTTTGCCACAGCCTGTGAGGCGATACGCTGGATGACTGTCTTCAGGTGGGAGTAGTTATCCGCAAGGTACTCCAGATAGAACTGGTCGTAAGGTGGCAGGATGACTTGAGTACCGGCCCCGTAGCCGCCTGCCGTGGTGTCGTAGGCCGGAGTGCGGGCCTCTTTGAGGAAATCCACGGTGTTCCTGTCCAGCAACTGCTGGATGGCAGATTTTTCAACCGTTGGGGTTCGACGGAAGATGTCAAGAATGCCCATCTGGATTGGCGATACAGGATTACCCTTTTTATACTTTCGTCATAGCCAGTCCCAGTTCGATACGGACAGCTTCTTCTTCTCGTAATCCTGTACGGCGAGTTCACACATCCAAAGTGCAATCACTGCGTCTGGCGTGTGTCCTTCCAGTTTCCCACCCTCACCCCACGTTAGCCGCGACAGCCCCTGCACTATCTTCTGGGTGCCTATCTTGGTGCCTGTGCGGGCTGCATCATCCCACGGTATCTGGTACTGCTGCTTCTCCATCTGGTAGGCAATGCCGGGGATGCCGATGCGGGCGTGGTGTTTCTCGCTGCCTGTGGTGTGCTTGCTTACAGGGAGGTTGGTGAGGTTCTCCGCAGCGTGGGCCACGAGCCGCTGGAATCCGTTGGACTCTATCATAATCTTCACCGGCTCGTAGCGCTCTGCAAGGCCGATGAGGTTGTCAATCTGCGCCCGGAGCCAGCCAGCACCCTCCGACATCACCTTGCCAGTCCACGAGTAGATGATGCGGCGGTCGCCCGTGTCGTGATTCCACGCCACCACACAGTATGAGGTTTCATCGTGCCTGCTGTCAATCCCCACAGCCAAGTCCACACCCATCACCACACTCCAGCCTTCCGGCACCATACCAAGCGACAGCTTGTCGTCGAGGCAGGATTCGATGACTTCCCAAGGCACTACGGCCGATTCCGGGTCTACTGGATTCAGCAGGTACTCCGACTCGAAGGCCCGGCTGCCCATCACCTCCCGTTCACGCTCAAGGCGGTCGAGCGACCAGTATTCAGGCCAGCGCGGTGTGCCGTCCTCCAGCAGCGCCGGGTGCCACAGGGTAGCCCACTCCTTGCTTTCCCTGACCCACTCGGTTGCATCACCCACCCGCTTCTGTGTACCAATCAGGAATACCTTGCCATCAGGAAGGCGCATCGGCATCACGACGCGCTTGATGTAGTGTATGACCTTCTCGTCCGAGAACCGGGGGAACTCCTCAAGCACATCGTCCAGTATGATAAGGTGAACGTGCGGGCCTTCCAGAGCCTTGCCTACGGAGGCAGCGTGGACGCGACTGCCATTGGTGAAGTATTTGGCACCCTTGCGCCAGCCGCCGCCGAGGCCGCCAGTATCCTTAATCTGGTTGCGGAGCCGCCAAGACCGGACGCACATTTCCTCAAGCTGCTCCAGCTTGTTGTGCGCCTGTTCCAGCGTGGCACCGATGTAGAGGGCGCGGAAGTTGGGCTGCGATACCATCTGGTACA